GCAATGGGCCCGTAGGAACGCTTGCCGGTCGGGGGTGTCTGCCATCGCTTGCAACGCGTCCGGGGTAATGGTGATGCCGAGCGCCGGGTTTGCCCATCCCCATTGCGCCGGGTCACCAAGATTGACCCCGGGCGGCGGTGACCATTCCGCGAAATACAATTTGCCGGGTTTGCCGGCTTCAATAATTCGCATACCTTGCTCACGTAGCTGCATCATGGCTTTTGACCCCTCGTCGCCGGCGGTGGACCACATAGAAAGCAACGGGGACGGCCGGGCGATCATGGCGGGCCGGTAGGCGTCAAAGATTACGTCCGGGCCAATGCTCCAAATTTCGTCCGCTACCACAAGGTCATAGGTGCCGCCGTGGGCGTTGGTTGGGGTCGCGGCGTTGACGTGCCACGTTGACCCGTCGGGCATCGTCACCACGTTACGGCCGTAGCTCCACGCCACTTTTGCCCCGTAATGCGTTTCGAGCACCGGGGCTAGCTGTTGGAACACGGCGGTAGCCCGGTCAAGTTTGTGGGCCGTACTAACCACGTATTGCGGGCCGGCAACCCGGGCACGTTCCACGAGCCACCAACCGACAAGCGCACTAAACGCCGTTGTCTTACCTTGCTGCCGCGCCGTGGATACCAAACTCTCCCGATGGTGAAGCCGGCCGGTGTCGTCGTGCTGCAATTGGCCGGTGAGCGCTAACACTTGCCACGGCATGAGCTCCAAACCGAGCACCCGCTTAGCAAAGTCGGCCACCGCGGGCCCGTAACTCTCGTCACCCCAACCCGGCGTTTCTAGTCTCGGCTCGGTTCGGCCAACATTTCGGTAATCGGCCGGCGTCGGTTCGAGCTCGCCGGCATCCGTCGATTCTGTTTCAGATATCTTAAAGCGTGGGGGCGGGGTAGGGGTGCTCTCGCAATCCAAAAACGGGACGGTGTTATCGGTGTCGCGCCTGCGTTTGTCGCGCTTCGCTTGGTACGTGCTGCCACGCTTCGCGTTGCATCCGGCGCATGAGCCGACAAGGTTTCCACGCTCATAGGCGAGCTCGGGGGCCCGGTGTAGTTCTACAACGTGGTCGGCTTGTGTAGACGGCCGGCGTTTGCACCAATGGCATAGGGGCTCGTCGGCTATCACTTGCTTGCGTAGTTCGCGCCAACGCTTGGTTCCGTAAATGTTTTGTTGGCCGCCGCTCATCGTTCACCGACCTTGGGGTTGCAGCCGCATCGTTCTACGTCGTCGCCGTACGCTGTCCACCCCACGCCGCTACACGTTGTGCACAAGCGTGGTGGCTTCTCTTTAACTATGTCTCTTTTTTTTTCACTACGTAATTGATAATGAGTAGTTACTAAGCGTATGGGTTTACCGGCGTCGGGTAATCCGTTGCCGGTAGCGGACTTATCCACAACTTTTACCGGGTAGTCATGCACAACCGTGACGGTGCGTACCCTGCCGAGCTCGTCGCGCTCTTTGTGGCGTGTTAGGTAGCCGTACGTTTCGAGCTCTTTTAGGCCGGTGCGTATGGCGTCGCGTCCGTCGGGGCCGACGCTTGCTAGGTGATTGACCCGGCAAACCCAATGGTCGGGCATTGACAGTAGGTAGGCAAGAATTCCGCGGGCCTTAAAGCTCAACGCGTGATTACGCAAAATGTCGTTGTCAACCACCGTGTAGGTGGCCGGCCTTGGGCCGCGCCTAATCATTGTTGTTACCGAAATCTTGGCGTAGCGCCTCGAACGTGGCAGCCCATGCCGGCGCGGTGCCGGTGATTTCATAGAATTTGCCGGCGAGCGTTTCCCATTTGGCGGCGCTGTCGCTGTCGGGGTGGTCAATAAGCGTTATGACGGTGATGAGCACGCCTAACGCTTTTTCTTCGTCGGCGTAGAGCGCTAGCGCGTCGTTTATGAGCTCGTCGGGCGGGGTCATGGGTTTGGGCCTCTCAATATGTCGGTGATTTCGTCCCAATCTTGGGGACGCCATGTCACGGCGTAGCTGCCGGCGTCGTCAAGCATGTTGAGCCATGCCCGTTGCCCGGGGGTTATCTTGCCGCGTTCGGTTTTAAGCTCGGCAAAGATCACGCCGGGCGGTTTGTCTCGGTGGACTAGCACAAGGTCGGGAAAGCCGGCGTTGCCTAGGTAATGGGTGCGCCATTTGCCGTTTGGGGTTAGGGCCGGCGTCGCGTGGTACACGTACCAACCGCACCATGCGGCTAGGTCGGTGACGGCTTTAAGAAAGTCGTTCTCAGTCAAGGCGCTGTTGTTTCATCCGGTCAATGGCGGTTTTGCATGCGTCGAAATCTTCGATTGCGGCCTCGTCCGGGTTTACGCCGCGTTCGGCACACAACTTTTTGTAGAACGCCACCATTTTGGGGGTTGGGGCCTGCCGGCGTTGCACCGTTGCCCCCGGGAACGCGTCTAGAACGGCGTTAGCCGGCTCGCCGCTGTCGGTGTCCCCGCCACGTGCTAACGCGGCTTGTGCGGCCTTAGAAGCGGGTTTAGCGCGGCTTCCGAGCGTTTCGCGTTTCACGGCCGGCATTGCGTCGTCAAATTCTCGGTCGGTGCCTACACGTGCAGCCACCTCGTCCGAGCTCGCAAGCGATTTGTCTATGCCGTAACCCAAGTAGCCCAACGCGCGGCCCACGGCGCTTGTGTAGCCAACCATTAGTTCGCTGTTGCGGGTGTACGGGGTGCGGCCCGGGATGGGTTCGAGCACGCTTCCGCGCACCGGGCGCGTGTCGTCCGGGGTTAGGTACACCCATACCGAGCAACCAATAAACGTTTGGTCACCGATGGTTTGCACCGTATGGGGCTCTTCGACAATTCTCATGTCGGGATGGTCGGCTAACGCTGCAAGTAGGCGTTGGTTTACGGTTACGTAGCCGTCAAGGTTCACGACCAAACCCCCAATTCGCGCATTTTGTTATGCAATTGGGCAAGCCCGCACTTGCATGGTTCCGGTACCCAATAGCGGCAACTTGGGTCATGGCGCGTGTAAGTGTTGAGCTTGTCAAGCAACGTTTTAACGGTGTCGCTCAACTTGGGTGTCCGGTCACGGGCCGCGTCTTTGTCCACGATAAGTGGCCGGTGGCCGTCCACAAGCCGGTAGGTGAAATGGCCGCCGCCGTGATCGTTGGTCACAATCTCATAGGCACCGAACTTGGCTTTGCGTAGGTCACGCAACCGGGCCGAAACACCGGTTTGGGTGCCGCCAACAATCGCGTGGATTTGGGCCACGGTGCGCGGCTGTCCGTCACGCATAAGGTAAAAAATGCGTTCTAGTTGGTTAAGTAGCCGGCCGTCGTCGGCGGCTGTCACGTAGTAACCGTCAAAAATCGACGGTTGGTCGGGCATGGTCGGGGTCATGCTGTCTCGCTTTCTCTGGTTGGTTAGTCGGTGTAGCCCCACGGTGACCACCCACTAGCGGAATACGCCAGTAGCGCCACCCTTAGGTTGTAGGCCGGCTCATAGAGTCGGTCGGCGTCTAGTTCGAGCCGGTACACCCAAAAGCCGTTTATTTGGGTGAGCCCGCGAGAGCCGTATTGGGTCGGGTCGGCACCGTTGTGGGCGTCCGGTAGGCAGCGGCTTTCACGCCAAATAACGTGGTCTAGCCGGTCTAGTTGGTCAAGCGGCCACCCTTGGGCGATGGCTTCGGCTTCCCATTGCGGGCAATGATGCATGATGCCCGGCAACGTGGTTGTGGTTGTGGTCGCGGCCGGCGGTTGTGGTTGCCGGCGGCTGTCGGCCCACACAACGGTTGTGGTGACGGCTACGGGGGCCGGCCGTGGGGTGCTGCCGTTGCCCGCGGGGGCCTCTTCCGTAGCCGTCGGGAGCTCATCGTAGACCGGGTGCACCGGTTCCGTGACGTTTGCTAGGTAATCGGGTTCGCTTGCGCCGAGCGCAAGGTAGCCCCACACAAACGTTATGGCTAGCGCGATGGTTCGCAACATAGCGGTTTTTCCTTTCGTCGGGGTCGGCACGTGTTAGGTACCTGCCGACACTATGACGGATTTTCCGCTAGCCGTCAACCCTCGAAAAGTGCCGCCCATGTTTTAGGGCCAACCAAACCGTCAATTGTTAACGCGTAGCCGGCTTGGAAACCCCTAACCGCGGCTTCGGTTTGTGCGCCAAATTTGCCGTCCACCGGTCCGGGGTTGTGCCCGTGGTCGGTAAGCGCTTGTTGGATGCGGCGCACCCGGGCGGTGGCTTTGCTGCCCCGCTTGGTGACCGTCCCCGGGTAAGCGTTATCGGCCGGCTTCGGGGCCGGCTTCGCTGCGGGTGGTGCGCCGAGCCGGTCGGCAACCGCGGTGTCCCATGCCCACGTTTCGGGGGTGCACTCAATATGCAAATGGTCGTTACGGGCACCGGGCGGCCGGTTGACCCAACCCTTGCCGAGCTGCCAATAGCGTTGCGCCCAATAATCGTGCACGCGTTGCAGCCCGAGCGTTTCGGCGTTGTTAACTAAAAACGGGATTACCTCGGACTCAATAACGGCCCGGTCGGGCCCGTTGCGGTAGCTCATGTCTTGCGCCGCCCCAAACGCGTGAGAGCTCCAAGACGTACCGCCTCTAATCGGCCGGCGGCCATAGCATCCAAGATTTGTTAAACCCCAACGCTCGCCGCAATAGTGCAGCACGGCCCGTAGGTTTGGGCTACACGTGGTGAACGGTTCGCGGGGGGTGTCGCGCTGCCAATTGTGGAACGTGACCATTAGCCGGCCGCCTTTTTGCTAGCGGCGTTGCCGGCCGACACGCCGACAAGCGCACCGAAAATAGCAAGCCCGGCTTCGGCCGGCACCGTTTCGAGCGCCATAAGCACCGTGATGCACACGACGCCGGCGGCTTGGTTGAGCGGGTTAATGAGCTTGTCAATTGTCATTTTGGTTTTTGCCTTTCAGTCCGTTACTTGCTAGCACGCCCGAGAGCGCCCCGGTAAGAAACAAAATCATTGGGGTAAGTAGTTCCCACGCGGCGGCGTCGTTAGGTGCTTGGTTTTCTATGGGTTGGGTGACGAAAAGTAGGCCGTAGAGAATGACGGCGAGCGCGAGCACGAAACTAAACGTGAGCCCGAGCCCGACGGCGAAAATAAGCCGGGCTTTGAGCTCGTCGCCGGTGTAACGCTCGCGTGGCATGTCACATACCCCGACAATCGGAACCTAACGCGGCCCCGCATGACGGAACCAAATATTGCGGGCACGTACCCCAAACCGCGCACTTGGGCAGGCTGCAATCTTCCGTTCCCCAATTATCGGGGTTTTGGCATGGGTACCGGTAGTCACCGTCATAGGCGCAACCCGCGGGTAGGGCCGGTAGCACGGCTGCGGCCACAACAATGGTTAAGCCTCGAACAAACCGATAAGCACGACTAGGGCCGTTAAGCCGGCGAACACAAACCACGCGCTCACGGGGCCGGCGGGTATGGGTGGGCGGCTTTTACGGCGGCTACGGCGTCTAACCATGCTTGCTCGGTGCCGTCGCCGCGTTGCCACTCGAAAAACAACGGGTCGCTAATGGCTTCATAGTCGGCGCGGCGTGCCGCTTCGACCTCGGCACGCTCGCGGGCCGGTTCGCCCGCAATCCACGCGGCCTCGCGTGCGTCGTGGTCGGCTTGTTCTTCCGGTGTCATGTCGCGGGTGACGGCTTCGCCGGTTGCGGCGTTCACCTCTAATTTCTGATTACTCATGAGTTAGCGATCCCATAAACGAGAACTTTGCCGGAGAAAGTGCCGGACGCGGCGAGCAAGGTGAAACCGTCAAACGCTGTCGAATCTGACTGGTACCCGGCAATATTGTAGTTGCGTAAAACGATTGTGGGGCTACCGCTGGCGGGCGAGTCGCCGCCGTATGCGCTGTAAAGAGTTTGGGCGGCAACTGCCGGTCCAAAGAGCGTGATGGTTCCCCAACTGTTGAGCGGGTAGGTGGTGTTAATTCTTAAAAACTCGAACTCGTCGGTTCCGGCATCGTTGACTTGGGAACCCACGGTAGTGAAGGAACTGACTTTGACGTAGTAATAGTTTGCGCTCGTGTCCGTCGAACTTGCCCGCAACTTAATCGTCAAGTTGTTGTTGGCCGCGGACGCCGCCGTATTCTGATACAAAATCAGATAGTTGGCGTAATCCGCGGTAAAGCAATTGTCAATGCTTGCCGATGACACGGCAGACGGTGTAGCGGTTGCCACAAGGTTAATTGCGCCGCCAGTAATCGCGGCCCACGAACTGCCGTCATACACTTGCGTTTCGTTAGTGTCCTCTAAAAACGCGTATTGGCCCTCGGCAAGCGTTTTTTCACCCGTACCGCCAAACGCGGCGTCACGCTCGGTAGACGACGCAAACACCGGGATGCCGGTATTAACTTGCGTCATTTGCGCGGCGGTGAGAACTTGGCCGGCGGTAAACGCGGGAACTGATGTTTGGGCGTTGGCTCCCATAGGTCACCTATCCTAGAACGTTTGAGCCGTCAAGCGTGCCATACGTGGGGTCGTCTAGCAAAAGCTCAAACACAATGGTTGTGGGGCTTGTGTAAAAGGTCATTAGGTGGCCGGCGCGTACCGCGAGCTCGTGGCGTATGCCCTCGATAGCGAGCTCTTGGGTGAGCGTGGTCACACTTTCGCCGTTCACAAACGTTTTGCTTATTGCGATGGTGTCGCCTATGTCGGCGGTTGCGAGCGTGTCGCGTTGCGCCGGGGTGAGATCGCTGAAAGCGACCGACACGGCGTTAAACGTCGGTTCGGGTTCGGGGTTAAGCAAGTATTCGGCTAGGGCGGTGGCGTCGGCGTTGGTGTTTAGCAACGTGTTGAGCGCGGCGCGGGCCTGCACAAAATATTTGTTTTGACTGTCGGTGTCTTGGGCGCTGCCCGATTTGTTGTTAATCGTGGTGACGTACGCAAGGTTTACGATTTTGTCGGACTCAAAATCGATTTTGAGCGACCGGTACGGGTAGTCCGTGCCGTCATCCCGAAAGTGGGCGATTTCGCCCGAAAGCGTGGCACCAATACGGTTTTGGAACGTCAACACCCCGGTGCGGCTCACAAAAAGCCGGCCTTGCTCGGCTTCTTGCACTTGGCGTAGGTAGTCAAGCACGTTGTCGCCTACCGCTAGGTCGGCCTCGTGGCCGCCGCCGCCGCCACCGGAATGGCCGGCGAGCTCCACGGTGCCGGTGGCAATGTCGCGAGCCGCGCCGGTCGGGTAGTTCACGGTGGATAGGTCAAGCACCGTTTCGACACGTGAGCCGCTTAGCTCTTGGTCGATATGCACCTCGTCGGTAGTGGTTTGCGCGAGCCGGTAGAAATCGTCCGCTGCGGTGACGGCTACCCGGTCGTCCCCGGATAACCCGAAATCGTAGTTGTAGTCAATAATGCGGCCGGTAAACAGTAGTTCGCTGTCGCGGTAAAGATTGACTACCCGGTTAGGGGCAATGCCGGGTTCGTCGTTCGACGGGTCGTAGTACGGCCCGTCATTCGCGAACGGGTTAAACACGCCGCCGGCGGCGGTGTCGTCAAGCCGAAACGTCAAAATGCCGGCCGGGAACGCGTCGCTTGTGTTTTCGCGGCCGCGGGCCACGCTAATGCTTGTCGTGCTGCCGGTTCCG